TGAAAGTCGTCATCTTCAATGAGATCGCTATCAAAAGTATTTTCATTCTCATCATCTTCTTTATAAGTCTTCTTATCTTTTTCATAACTTCTAATTGTATAATTAGAATAATTTTTTAATGATGCTAAAATGTTATCAATCTTTTTACCTTTGGAGGGCACTCTTTTTATTTGCCCTTGATGTTCGATTATTAATACAATTTTTCCCATATGGATCTTTGTCTCCTTTATAAAAATATTTTTATGATAATGACCTATATATAATATATATTTAATAAAACAATTAAATAAATACAAAAAATATGAAAGGACGATGATAAAAATGGAATGTAATTGTTTACAAACATTGTTATCTTGCTTAATTTTATACAAACATAATGTTCATATTCTTCACTGGAAACTTAAAGGTTTAGATTTTGATCCAGTTCATGGATTAATAGGTGATTATTATTCCAGTATGGAAGGTTTTATTGATGATGTAGCTGAATGTAGTATGCAAATTGGTTGTGAACCTGTTACTTTACAACAAGCATTAAATATTTTAGAAAACGATTCTGATAATAGTTTTATTTCATTAGAGATACAAGATTATTCATCATCTGAATGTTTTGAAAAAATAAAAATAATGTTTGATCAGCTTATTGAATTATATGATAAAATTTATCAGAATAAAGATATACCCGATTCAATAATTAATCTATTACAGGAACAACAGCAATGGTTTAGAAAAGAAGGACACTATAAAAATAGAAGAAGAATTTAATTCGAAATGATGCTGTTATATGTTTTTTACTAATCTAGATATAAAAGGTTTAAATTCAAAAGAAGAGCCTATATTAGAAGGGTCTGGACTCAGCGATATAGTATTTATGTTACTTACTGTTATCGGCATATCAATAGTTGCTGGTATAAAGGCATATAAGGAAAAAAAGATAAAGAAAAACAAAAGAAAATTTGGGAAGAAAAAGATGCCAAAGAAAGAGCTGAACTAAAAAAACAGGCCGATGAAGAATTTAAAAGAAAATTTGGTACAGATGAAAAATTATGGTCTATGGTTAAAAGTGATATCAATAAAATGGTATCAAAACTTAAACAAGATTCAAAAGTTAAAGCTCAAATTGAAAAAACACTTCAAGATTATAAAAACCAAAATCCAAATAAAAATATTAGTTATAAATTCGTTTGTAATCCAAAAGAGTTTGATTCAAAAGGTGGTTATATAGAAATAATTGATGCTGATCAAGGTATAAAAATTAAATTACATGGGATTATATATGATATGTGTAATGTACTTGGAATTAAGTATGGTAATTGGATTGATTTTGGTGATGGTGATGGTGATGAAGGTTGTATTTATTTACATAGAATTTAAATAAAAACATTTAATATAATTATTTTGATATTTATTAAACAAAATAATAAAATATGTATTCAAGAAAGGTGTGTTTAAATATGATATTTACACAATTAAATGATTCGAATGAAGATAAAGAATTAAAAATATTGGAAGAAAAATATGCTGTTATTACAGAAAGTTTGGATTTGTTTAATCAAATCTTTGAAGGTACATCTAATGAACCAATAACAGAAGCTGATGAATGGGTAATTAAAGAAAAGGTTGAAGATTGGATTGAAGATGCACATGATTTTATTGATAAATCTAAGGCAGCAGGTGAAAAACACTTAAATACATCAAGAGCTGCTTTTTTAATAAGTTTAGGATTGTCATTAGCCGCTATGATAATTTCCATGGTTGCTTTCACATGGACAGCCTTAATTATATCAATAATAGCACTCGTGGGTAGTTTAATAGCTTTGTTAATAGGTTATATTAAAGCAAATGATGCCCAAAAAGAATATAACAAACTTAAGGATTATAAATCAAAATTATTAAAAATGAAATCTAAAACTAACAGTAAAAAAGTTTCAAAGAAAATAGATATTATAGTTAAAAGAATAGACGGAGTTGTTAATGCATAATATAAAATCAAATAAGATATATGTAGGTATTTTTCCTACATATATCTTATTTTTTTAGTAATTTTTTTCGATAGTAATTACTACACCTTCTATAAATATTTATTTAATTAATAATAAAAAATTATTCTGTATATTTTAGTTCTAACATCTTAGCACATTTTTCTTTCCATATTTTTCTTCTACCTTTATACATATCATATACTCTAGGAAAACCAATATCAACAGTTTCTATATAAAATGTATATTCTTCAGGTGAATACTCACGTAAACGACCTGAAGCTTGATTACCAGTAACTTTTGAACTATATGGTTCCGTATTAATAACAAATCTTAATTGTGGTATATCAACACCTGTACCAGAAGATTTCAATGTTGAACTTATATATTCACTATTTAATGATTTTTCTTTTTCATTCTCTGGAATTTCTGAATTATAAATACTAGATATTTTATTAGGAAATGTATTTATTAACCAATTATAAATTATTTTTGAAGATTCGATTTTAGAAGAGAATATAAGTGTTTTACCTTCTTTATCTTTAAAATAATTTATAATATATTTTAAGACATTAAAAAAAATATCAGTTTTAACTTGGTAATCAATATATTTATTTCTATCAAATCCATGACGACCTATCATCTTAGCTTGTATATCCAAACTTGGTTTAGAATTATATAAAATGCCTAAATACACAATATGTTTTCTTTTTTCATTTCGTGTAGTTGTACCAAACTTGGCTATGTTTTTAAAGCATAAATTAAATAATTTATTCTCTTTATAATCAGATCTTTCAAAATTAGCTGTTAAATAGAATGTTTTCTTAGTATTAGTATTAAGATCTATCTTTAATAAATTTTCAAAATTGAGATGTGATTCATCAAAAACTTTTAAACCAATTTTTATTTTTTGGAATAATTCAGTAATCTTACCCCAACCATTTTTATTAGCATAATTCTGAATAGTCTGATGATTCACTAAATATATTTTAAATTTCCAATCATTTTTAGTTAATAGTTTATCTATTATTTGTGAACCTTCTATATTACATATTTGGGAATCTTGTATATCAGTCATTTTTAATAATGAATTATACCATTGATCTTTTATTTTATTAATATGGGTTATTATCATAGTTTTTACTTTAATAAATGATAATGCTGCTATAACACAATAAGTTTTCCCGTCACCTGTATCTAAATTCAATGTTAATTGGGAATACTTCTTAGTATAAGCGAAATCATTCTCACCTAATAAAAATGAAATAGATTTTCTTTGTATATCATTTCTAGGTTCTGTTAACAAACGTATGGATGCAGCATCATAATCATCTGGTTTATAATCAACATCATATCCTGTATTAAAAGTTTTTTCTAAAAACGTTAAATCCATTCCTCTTGGTATTAATAATTGTTTATTTTTTTCATTAAACATAAAACCTTTAGTGTCATATGAAAAAGTTGAATCATTCCAAACCGATAACATTTTTTCTAAAAAAGGTTTATCACCTAAATTATAATTTGAAACTACTATCGAAGTATGTTTAGCTTTTATATTATACATAAATTTTATACCTCAATAAAAATATTTAAATATAAGTTTTATAATTATTATTATTTTATTAAAAAAAATAAAGGATGAATATTAATTCATCCTTTATTATATTTTTTTAATCCCATCTGTCAAGTTTATATAACCGCACTCCACTAGAAGTTTTAACTTTAATAGTTACATCCCATTGTTGACCATAACCTAACATTAAACCACATGCTGTTGAATTTTCATAATTAGATATTCTTTCATTGCGTGAAAATGCTTCAATTGTCACATGTACAATTGGTTATTGTTATTTTGTTTTCACTCATTTTTTAATCCTCCAACTTTTTATTCTTGTTCGGCTATAAACTGTCGAATTTTTGTTTCAACATCACATCTATCCTGTTCTTTTTGTATTAATTGTTGGCCCAATAAATCTATTAAAACTGATTTATGAATTTGCATAAAATATTCAAAATCACCTTTTGTATCAACAACACGCTCAATTTGATAATCCACACATGTTTCATATTGCAATATTTTCTTAGTTAATTCTTCATTCCAAATACCGATTTTGATAAATTCTTCTTCTTTCACTTGTATTTTTTTAATCTTATAATCTAAATTTTTTATATCATCTTCTATTTTTTGTATTTCGTTCAATAAACTGTTAACATGATATTTTTTTCATCTAATTTTTTTAAATATTCATTCACATCCATTTTTATTCCTCCTTAAGAAAAATATTTATTTTATTTTCCCTGTTTTCCAACATCTATAACATAATCCAATATATTTTTCATTCCCACCAATTTCAATTTGTTCACCTTCATAAACAATTTTATCATCTATATATCTTGCATTTATTATAGCCTTATTACCACAATGACAAATAGATTTAATTTCTGTAATTTCATCAGCTAATTCAAACAATCTTTTACTACCTTCAAATAGATTAGATTGAAAATCTGTTCTTAATCCATAACAAAATACAGGAATGTTATACTCAACAGCTATATATTTTAATTGATTAATTTGTTCACAGGATAAAAATTGTGCTTCATCAATAATTATATATTGTGGTTGTATAGGTCGAAAATCTATTAAATTAATAATGTTGGTCATAATATCAGTCATATTATTAATTAATACAGCTGGTGATTCCATACCGGCTCTGGATTTTACAAGTGTGACACCATCTCTATTATCAATTGACGGTTTAAGTAATAGAACATTATATCCTTTTTCTTCAAAATTAAATTTGGTCATTAAAGCATTGGCAGTTTTACTACTGCCCATAGATCCATATCGAAAATAAAGTTTAGCCATTATTACCCTCTTTTTTATCATCATCATTTAATTCCCTTATTGCTCTTTGATGTGTTTTACATGATACACAATTATTACATGGTACATTAATTTGATTTGGTAATTCACAATACCATGTTTTATCTAATAATTGTATCTCTTTTAACCTTGTTATAATTTCTGGTTTTGTATTATACTCCAAATCAAATCGTATTTCAACTTTTTTATTTAACATTTGGCAAAAATACTCTGTTAATTTAAGGAATTCTGTTTTATAATGCCAAAAGTCATCTGTACGTATATAACCAAAATGTAATACTGAATAGTTTGGTATTAAGGTTAAAAACTGTAATATCCATAACCCAGGTTGTGATAAACCATAAGCATCATTTTTTGGTATATTATATGCATTTAAAAGGTCTGATGTAATTGTTGTTGTTGCAAATGAAATATCTAATTTACCAAATTCTTTTTCTATTAATTCTCTATGATATCTTTCGGATTTAATTTTATTATCTGTTAAAAACCAAGGTTCAGAAATTAATGCAATAGGTTTTGTTTTTCCTTTTAATTGTTGACATAATTCATATAAAAGAACTGTACTATCACAACCTCCAGACCAAGAGACAAAGTGAAATTTCTTTTCATCTTCTGATGATATATCAATTTCGATTTTCATTTTTTCCTCCTCAAGTTGATGTTTGTTATAATTATAAACATAATTGATGAAGTAATTAAAATAAAATTACTTCATCAATTTTTCCTTTTTTTATTACGGACGTTCTTTATAGAAAGGATCGATGAACGAGCCTTCTGTTTTACGGAATGTTAAAGGATTAATTAATTGTCTACCTAATGCTTGGAATGATAATCCTATTAATACTGATGGATGTTTTTCTAATGCAGCTTCTATTGTTAATACTTGATAATCAGCTTTATCTGAATATTTATTAAACATTGGTCTCTTAAGTATATCTTTATTAGAGCGAATCAATGGATTAACAATTAACTCTCCATGAACTGCTTGTGCATTAATATTAGATATTATTAATAGATCTAATAATGTTTGTGAAACTTCATCTATTGAATTACATCCTAAATGTTGACTATTATTTAATAAAGCCATTATATCATATAGGGGTTTTGTTAATTCATTATTTTCTATTTCAATAACAAAGATCTTACTTTCATCATCAAGTTTTGAGAAATCTATTTCATAGATTTCTTTAGGATGACGGAGATTATTTATTTTCTCCATAATTTCTGGGCCTAAGTATAAATCTTTTCCTTCTAATTCACGTATTTCATACATTTCTCCAGTTTTCTTATTCTTAACATGACATAAAGTTACAAAATGATTAAAATCATTTTCATCAAAATCATTTATTGTTATAATATTTTCATGTATTAATACTAAGCTATAATTATTAATGTCAATATCATCATTAGTGGTATTAAGTAAAATTTCATTCGAACTTAATACAAAGAATGTGTCAAAGTTTTCATTGAATTCTATCTTTTTAGAAACTGTTGTTAATAGATGTTTACTTGATAAGACATTTTGTGATAATGGTTCTGTAATACGTGTACCTGCAAATGCTCCAATATTAATATCTTTATTTGTATAATAAAGTTCACCATAACATTCTTTACAAATTCCTTCTTTAGATGCACATGTTATAGGTGATTTAACAAATATCTTTTGGCCTATTAATTCTTTTTCATATCCAGTTAATATAGAATATTCTCTTGAATTCATAGTTCTATAATATCGTCCCGATAATCTTGATAAATGATCTTGAGATTTTATTTCATATAATATAGGATGTACGGTATTACATGCTTTTTCATCTTTACGTAATTTTAATTCAGAAACTAGAAGCATACACATTTTTGCGAAATGTCCTGATTTCGTTATTATTCACATAGATCGTTACTCTATGCAGTTATTAATATAACTTCCCTGACTTTCATCAGGATACTAGACTATATCTTCATCCTTATAAATAATAAGGAGATCTTCATTTCGAATTCACTTGAATTCTACTTCCATTAAGGAATAGTCGTTGAACTTTATAACTTATTAGTTAGATTAGATGCTGATTACCCAATATTAAACATTGTTACTTATTATAAGTAGTTTAATCTCTAAGGGACTTCCAGCAATTAAAAGAGTTTTACATGAGCTTAATTTTCCAAACCCATAACCAATTTATTCATGACAACAGACTTTCGCCCACCTAGGGAGTCAAGATAATAATTAGGTATATTACTAAGTCCACCTACTACGAAATTAGAATTAATAGGTATAGGAATAGTATTACCATAAATATCTGGTTTCATACCACCATTAATACTAAATTCGGTTAATTGTTTATCTTTAATACCTGTGCCGGTTCTAAGTATATATTTCAATAAATTAGGTTCAGGATCATTTACAAGAATACTTATTTCTTCATGCATAACTGTATCTAAATAATCTTCTATTTCCTTCGGTTGCATATTATCATCAACCTTAGTATGAATGATCTCATTAAACCGGGGTATTCTATTAGCAACATCAATGAAAGTTTCAATATTAATAGACATACCCATTAATATATTAAAATCTGTTGAAATACGAGATAGATTATAAATAATATCACTACATATCTTATTTAACTTAGTATTACTTACTTTAGTTCTAAAGGGAATAATAATTTTATTGTCAATGTACTTTTTAATATTCTTAGTAGAAATTTGAGTACAATCAACAATAAATGTTTCATCTAGTTTTTCTTGGAAACCTAATGTTAATAAGGGTTCCCAAAGTATGATGTTTGTTAAAAAATGTCTTAATTCTAAACAATGAATCGTTGTATCTCCTTGATTCTTAAATCGAAAATACGTTGGACATGTCCGTAACTCTTTGATTTCGAAACCTTGTTTTAAATATTCATAGACCTTTGTTTTTGTTAATAAATATGATTCTTTATCAATCATAATATCTTCAATCACAAAAATAGTATTAGACAGCTCATTAATTATAGATTGAATATTATCTTCCATTAATAAACTCCTTTCTTATTATAATTTCATAAGTTTATTATAACAGGCTTGAATAACTTCAGCATCCCATAATGCATTATGTTTCGTAGAACCTTCGGTTTTACCAGAAAAATCTTCACGATTTATATCAGGGTCGACCCCTTTAATTAAAAATAATGTAGATATATCAAAAGGAATATAATATATGCATTTAGGTATATCAAAAGCTGTTCCAAATAAATTATTAAAAAGCACCCAATCATAAGCTAATGTATCAGACCATACTTTAATCTTTTCACCGGTAAAATCTTTATCTTTTATATAACCTTCAACATTAAATTCTAACCAACGTATAAATTGATCAGCTACATATTTTTGTGTTCCACGAACAAATTTACTTTTATTTTTAGTATCAGGATTAGTTATTTGAGTACTGTAATCTTCACCCCCTAAATAAAATCAAATTTGCAATGACATTTTTTTCAATCCAATCATCAACTTGATTTATATCATAATCTGTTGTTTCAGCATAAAATTTATTCCCATTATCTAATACACAACCTATACTTATTAGAGTTGTATCCTTATGAAGGCCTGTAAATTCAGTATCAAAAAATAAATTCATATTTTTATTCCTCCTTTTTAAATTTTGTTTTAACCTTATAATATAATGTTTTAGCTGAAATAATAATATATATTTTTAATAAAGATTAAATAAAAAATAAATCTAGATAGAAATAATCTATCTAGATTTATCACAATTATTTTGAATTCAATGAGTTTTTAAGTTTCTCAGAAACCTTTTTAACAATTGCTGAATTAGGAGCTTTCTTTCTAGCATTCATAACCTGCTGTCTAGCTATACGCTGACCCTGAGCACCAAAACGTTTCATTATATCAGCTTCAAGAGCTCTTTCTATTCTCCAAACTGTCAACAGTTTCTTAAATTTAGGATCTTTCTTCTTCCTTGCCAATTCAAAAGCTGCCAATTTTGTATGTCTCTTTATACGTGTTGGTTTATCAAGTCTTACTATATTCTTTTCAAGTAAAACCTGACTTGTAAGCAGTGCATTTACTTCGTCATGATTTTCAAGAAAAGCCTTTAATTCTTCAGAATCACATTCATCAGTTATGTAGGCTTCCATTATATTAGCACTAGCTTCAGTGCTTAATGTTATTTCTTCTTCAACGGGCTTACCTTTATTATTAAAAATCATATTATTCATTCCTTTCACTATATTTTTTATTTAATTGTTCTATAGATATATTTTTCTATTAAGTAAAAAATTAATTAATTGCTAACAAAACTATATATGAAAAAAATAATGGAGGTAAAATATGTCAAATCAAGATTCAAAGTTTATCCAAGATTGGAAAAAACATAATATACAAATATTTCAGACAATGTATCCTCAATTGAATAAAAATCAGTTAAACAATTTCCTTGATAATATAATAGAAAAAAGATTAGTCAATGCTAAAGCAGAATTGCATAACAATTATACACATCAATCTTTACAAGTAGATTTATTAGGTGTATATGATTGGTTCTATAAAACTAATCCAATATCAGCTGGATTTGGGGTATTCTTTAAAAATCAAAATCAGGTTTTAAATCCGTCAGCGGTCATGCTAGATAACTTTCTAAAATTAAGAAAAACATATAAAAATAGATTAAAAGATTTTGCTGAAACATCTTATGAATATGAAACATTTGATCGATTACAAGGAACAGAGAAAATTAACGCTAATTCATATTACGGTAAATATGCTGCTTAATATAGTAATATATTAAGAAAACTCTTTTAATTGCTGGAAACCCCTTAGAGATTAAACTACTTATATATTAAGTAAAAATGTTTAATATTGGGTAATCATGCAGCTAAAATTCTTTATTTAAAAAATAAAAAAAAAGAAAGAAATGAGAATAAAATATAATGAATAAAAAATATTGTAAAAATGTTAATAATATAAAACATTTTATTTATATTGATAAAGAAGAATGGAAATATATTTTTATTAATAATATTCAAACAGATTATAAAATAAGTACATTTGGTAATGTTTATAGTGAGAAAACCAATAAAATGATGACTCAAGTATTTGATAAAGATGGTTAACCTTTTGTAACATTATCATATAGAGATGAAACTAGAAAAGTAAAAAGAAAAAGTACATCGATTAGTTTCTGAAGCATTTATCATAAATACTTGTTTAACTGATAAAGAGATTAATCATAAAGATGGTATAAAATATAATAATTATTATAAAAATCTAGAATGGTCGAATCCTAGTAAACAACAAATTCATGCAAATAAATTAGGACTTATTAAACCAAGAAAAGGTGAAACCCACCCTTTTTGTAAATATTCAGATAATTTAATACATGATATTTGTCGTGATCTTGAAAAAGATATTTCTAGAAAAACCATTATAGAAAAATATGGAATAACACGAAAATATTTAATAAAAATTCGTTATAAATTAATAAGAAAATATATTACTGATCAATATAATATTAAATAAAGAATAAAGTTCAACGACTATTCCGAAAGGAAGTAGAATTCAAGTGAATTCGAAATGAAGATCTCCTTTTATATAAGAGGATGAAGATATAGTCTAGTATCCTAAGGAAACTTAGGGAAGTTCTATAAAGAACTATACTATCTAACGAATAGTATAAATACACGGCAAGCGGAGCTCCTACCTCGAACTTTTTTAATCTTTATACAGCTGCTTCAGTAACAGCAACAGGACAATCATTAATTAGTACAACTCAATTAGCTTTTGAAGCATTCTTAACTAATAGTGTTCTTTTTAAAGATCTTAATGATTGTATGAATTTTTTAAATAATATAGTAACTGAGAAAAAGAAAATAAATGATGATTTCTTACCTGATATTTCATTTATTAAAGTATATAATAAAATAATAAAAATGTTTTGTGATTATGAAGGTGAGATAAAAACAATAGAAAATAAATATGGAGAAATTATAATAAAATATCTTTCAAATCTTAGACAAAAAGATTTAAATAGAATTTATTATAAAAATAATATCTATGAATTTTCTAGAATTAATAAAATAAAAAATAAATTATATATTATATTAAATAAAGTAGAAAGTTTTAAAGATCCAAATAAAGTGCCTGAATCAATTCAAGAAGATATAAATGATTTATGGAGTTATTATAAAGAATTTGTATTTTATAATTATTTTGCTTTTGGAAGAATAGATAGACTTAAAAAAGATAAAAGAAAAACTGTGGTTGTAGTTGATACAGATTCTAATATGTTAAATCTAGATCCTTGGGTTAAATTCTTATTAAATAATTTAATACTACCAAGTAATCAATTATCGCAAAAGAATCCTGAAGAATTAAGATTTATATGTGTAAACATTATGTGTTACTTTTTAACTAATATGGTAACAGATGTTTTAATGAAATATACTAAAATAGCTAATATACCTAAAGATTATAGATCAAAAATTAATATGAAGAATGAATTCTTATTTACAAGATTAATTTTAGCAACAACAAAGAAAAGATATGCTAGTAGCGTACGTTTACGTGAGGGAAAAGAAATATATCCTGAGAAGATCGATATAAAAGGTAAATTATTGCCCATTATTTTAGTAATAAAATAATGAATCTCTTTTAATTGCTGGGATCCCCTTAGAGTCATATTTGAATTGGGTAATCAGCAGCTAATCTAACTAATAAGTTATAAAGTTCAACGACTATTCCTTAATGGAAGTAAAACATAAGTATGTTTGAAATGAAGATCTCCTCTTTATAGAGGATGAAGATATAGTCTAGTATCCTAAGGAAACTTAGGGAAGTTTATAAGAACTGCATATATCTAACGAATATATGTGAATAATACGCATGATTTCAACAAATCAACTACTCGAGAAGAGACAAAAAAATATTTTAATGATTTAGTTAAAGAAAAAATCTTACAAGCTGAAGATATTAATATATCTATGATATTAAGTGATTTAGAAAAATTTGAAAATATTATTCGTGATTCATTATTAAAAGGTGAAAAAAATTTCTTAATTCCAGCTTCAGTTAAAGAACTGGAATCATATAAGGATCCTTTTAGAATTCAAGGTTTTCGTTCAGTTTTAGCTTGGAACTTTGTTTATCCGGAAATGACAATAACATTACCTGAAAAAGTTGATATTGTTAAGGTTAAATTAACAACTGAACAAGAATGTGAAAAATTAAAAGAAATAGATGAAAATATATATAAAAGAATACAAAAAAATGTATTTCAAAATAGTGATACAAGAATATCTGAAAAAGGTGTAGCTGTTATAGCAATACCTCGTAATGTTGAAAAAATACCCGAATGGCTTATGCATTTTATTGATTATGATACTATTGTTAATGATAATCTTTCTAGATTCTATTCAATACTAGAAGGATTAGGAGTTGAGACAATAAAAACAACTAAGAAAGAATACTTTAGTAATATATTAAAAATTTAATTTTTTATAGTTCATGAGAATTGGGGTAATACCTTTCTCATGAATTTTTATTATATAATAATATAAAAAATGGAGAGTCACTATGATAAATTTTATATTCCATGAAAATACTATTAGTCAAAAAGATATTGATGAAATATTTGAAACATTAACAAACAGAAATTATTTTGGAGGTCGTATTGTTCAATTCTGTGAAGAAGAAACATTTGATGTTATTTTTGCAAATGAAGAAACTATGTTCAAAGTAAATCCTAAGATTACAGATATTACACACAGTAGAGGTTTAGCGGATGAGAACGGTTAATAATTTATTGCACAAGATATGAAATCGTTGATAACATTAAATGGTTATTTTTACATGAATTAGGTCATCAATTAATAAGTAAATTTGATCCAATATACGGGTTATTTTATTTTGTAACAGAAAATTTTTATAAAGATAAAAATATTTTTAAAAATGATTATGAATATTATTATCAAGATCCAAAATGGTATGAGGAATATATCAAGGATGAAATCCATGAAAATGATCCTGAAGAATTATTTGTTAGTCAATTTGCTACAAATATTATAGGCAAAGATTACTCACGTAGTTGGTGGAGATACAAAATTCAAAAAGGTATATAAAAAATTATAATTTATTATACTAAGAACTTTATTATAAATTAAAAAGGGAGGAAAATAAAATGTTTAATAATAACAATAATAATTCTAAAGATAATAATAGTGTAAATACAAAAGGACCACAATTTATGAATAAGGATGGATTTGATCCATCTACAGTACTTATAGGTTTTTGGGATAGATTTTTAACTATTAAAATACATCCTGCTCTACCTAACGAAAAAAGATCTGAAACTAAAATATTTGATTATGAAAAAGTTGTTTCAACAGCTTTAACATTAGAAAAAATAACATTGTTAATTAATGATATAGAAAAATATATATTACCTGCTATTGAATCTGGTGAAGATAAAACAGTTGGTGTCCCGGTTGGTGCTGATTCAATACTTGTTGTTGGTACAGGTAAAAAAATAACTGGTTCAATTAGACCATTCTTAGCTATTCATAAATCATTGAATGAGAAAACGAAGAAGCCTGAAATGAGCATTTGTTATGAATTTAATAGAATTTATACTGTGCATGACTATGATCCGGTTGATGGTACTTTTGATGTTAATAAGGATCAACATGGTGAATTGTTCGCATTTGTTGAAATTTTAAAAGCCTCTAGAATTGGTTTGTCAAATACAACGGCACATGCATCACGTTATGTTGATAAATACTATAAAGATACAGTACTTAAAAATATTTCATCAGTGGCTGAAAAACTCGGGGTAAGCCTTGGAAATGGACAAGGTAAATATTATAATAAAAGAAATGATCTTTTCAATGACCCAACAGGTGCTTCAGATAATTCTTCTTCAACATCTATGAATGTTGAATCATTGAATAATATAAATGAAATTGATGATTTCTTAAGTTAATAAATATAGGCTATAATGAGAATTACCATCATTATAGCCTAATTATTTTTCTAAAGGGGTTGAATATTTTTGATTAATAATGAATTTACTAAAAGGGATGAAATTATTTTTGTATGCTATGATGAAATAATAAAAAATATTTATCCTTATTTACTACGACAAATAATAACTAAATATCAAAAACAATATAAAGAATTTATTGATATAGAATCTTTTGTGAATTTAGATGATAAAAATCTACTAAGGTTAGTTATACAAAGGAGTGATAAGAATCTATTAAGATATTTATCATTAAAATCTTTTGACTATGATGGAGCATTAACGGATTTAAAAAATAAATTTAATGAAATGTACATTAATAGTCCATTATTAATTTTTGGCCAAAGTATAAATTTCTTACTTAGTCAAAAATTTACGAAAAAGATTTATATTTATACACCTAATTATGATAAAAGGATTCACTTTGATATCCAGATGACTTATAAAAATATGGATGTTATAAATTATGTAACCGGTGATTTTACAGAGGTTGTACAATCGTTAGATGGTATAACAACTTGGGTTTTAAATGATGTTATAGATATAACAACATTGATCGAGTTTAAGAAGACCGAATATACTAATATATTAGTTTTAAACTCGGGATTTAATTATACCAAAGATGAAGATGATAAATTGGTATTAAGAATTAATATCGATGACATAGTAAACCAATATATATTTAAATTCGCTACATTTGATTCCATTAATTTAACTAAAGAATATTTTATGGAATAAAATTAAATTTTATTAATACACTAACAATAATATGATATAAAAATAAACGGAGGTAAAATATAATGATAAAAGATTTTAATAATGATATATCTAATTGGAATGTAATAGAAGAGGCTGATTTTAAAAATAGAGTAAGAGGTGTATTTGAACAGGTATCAAATGCATTATCGAAAACTTTAGGACCTTATGGTTCTACAACAATTATCGAACAATTTGGAGAAATGCATATAACAAAAGATGGATGGCAAGTATTAAAAAATATAAATTTTGATGAAGCTATAGATCGTAATATCATGCAACTTCTTTTAAATATAAGTGCACAAGTTGTTATAAAAGTTGGGGATGGTAGTACATCATCCATAATAGCAGCAAACTCAATTTTGAAACAACTTGAAAATTCCCAAGAGTTAAAAGAAATGAGACCAAAAGAATTCATGAAAGTTCTTAGTAATTGTGTTAGGAATATTTGTGATTGGATCCAAAATAATTCAAAAGAAATATATAAAGAAAATGATGCAACATTTGAAGAAATATTCCGACTTGCTATGATTTCTACAAATGGTGATGAAGAAATATCAAAAATGATTCAAACCATATACCAGGAAACTAGAAATCCAAGTATACAGTTTGTTAAATCAAAAACTAATTTAACCACCTATGAAATAATAGATGGTTATAAAGCGAATATTACATATCTTAGCACTTGTTATATTAACAATGATGAAGGAATATGTAACATTAATAATCCATTGATATTAATGTTTGATCACAAAATTGATGAAATGTATTTAGATAAAATAATTAAAGATGCCTTACAGGTTTCTTTGTCTGAAGATAGAAGACTTGTTGTAATAGCCCCTTATTATGATCAATTTTTATTGAAAAAGTTGGAAACATCAACGGCAATGGAAATAAGATCTAGAAATGGAACAACAAGTGCTGTATATACTAGAGTATCATTAATAAACAATTTATTTATTAATTTTTATAATGATTTCTGTATGTTAACCGGCGGTATGATGGTTACAGAATCAGTAGTAAATGAAATGTTTAGTGATAATAATACATTAAATATTAAGGATTTCCTTGGTCGTGTTGGTAAAATATCAATAGGGGCTGAAACTACATTGATACAAGATTTCTTTAATAGAAATGAAGATACTTATAATATTCATCTTAATGATGCTATTTCTAAATTTAAAGTTGTAGAAGAAAGAAATAAAAATCTTTCTATTGTAACAACTGAGCTTTATGAAATGAAACAAAGAGTATCCAAGCTATATGGCAAAATGGGGATTATTAATGTTGGCGGTGGTTCGTCACTGGAAAAAACAAGTAACTATGATTTAGTTGATGATGCAGTGAAGGCATGTGAATCAGCTTTTAACTATGGTTACAATATCGGAGGTAATCTTATTATCCCAATAGCGATTGACAATTTGGCATCTAAAATTAGTAATTCAGATCATGAAAAATTAATTTATGATTTATTATCTGAAGCTTTTAAAGAAGTTTTTTATAAAGTTATCGAAAATAAATATAATGCCACAATTGTTGAAGGTACTGAAGAAATTGCTTCATATCCAAAGTTAAGTTTAAAAGATAGAATTATTAATTTTATTTTTAGAAATACAATAATGGAAGATGAAGATTATATATATGAAAATGATGAAATAAATGATATAGTTGATAGCTGTATTAATGATGAAACTTGTTATGATTTGATTAATGATGAATTTACAGATAAAATTATTAATTCATGTCAAACTGATATAGAAATATTGAAAGCAGCAACTTCAATAGTTTCATTGTTAATTTCAAGTAATCAATATATAACCATTAAAGTAAGAGAACAATAAAATATATAATAAGGCGGATATTTAAATATCCGCCTTATATTAAGTCTAAGTAAATGAGGTGTTAAAATGTTTATACTTCAGAATTTAAAAGATTTTATTGATAATCCTATGGGAAAAGGAAGTATGGCCATTCCTAATAGACAATTAATTAGATCTGATTTAAATAGAAGATATGACAATTTAGTTCGTAAAAAGAAGATAACTTATAGAGTTTATAGTGATAAGGAAGATTATTATTTTCATTTTAAAATACCGTCTGAAAGTGAACGTAATAATGATTATGATGTAGTTATTATGTTTACATATGATGAAGATAAAGATTTTAGTTATGACCATTTCTTAAATAGATACTACCTTAAATTTTTTTCTAATTGTCCTAGTTTTATATTTACATATGCATTTAGTTTTAATCTATATGGTATGTTTATTGAAAGTTTATCTAATAAATATGATGATCGAGTATTAACTGAAGATCCGATTGTTAGGAATCCTGGTGAAATAATAAGTTATGAAAAATCTATTTATTTTGCATGTTATTATTTATCACAAAATAGAAATCTATTAACTAAATCATATTTAGATTTAATTGCTTTACCATATAAAGAGGTTGATTTTAATAGATTGATAAGGACATCTGATAATATAAATTTAGAAATTAAAAAAGAACAAAATAGATTAGATAATGAAAAGAAAAAGGAAAAAGAAAAACTTGATCAAATAAAACAAGCAAATAAAAAACAAGCATCCCTTACATATGGTAATAATGGAAGTCATAGGATTTCAAAAATAGGAAAAATAACTCCTAAAAAGAAAATAACTCCTAAAACTTCTACTATTAAACATAAATAAAAATATATATTATAAAATTAACGTAAAGTTAAAATATTTATAAGGGGATGAAAGACAACGATGGAAAAAGAAACATTTGTGAGAGTCGACGAATGGAATCCTTTAAAAACTGATGAAATCGTAAAACATGATGGTAAGTTAATTATTATTCCTTTTGATAAAATCTTTAATACAAGCGATATTTTAAATACATTTGTTATCAAAAAAGATTCTTATGTCAAAAGATTAGCTGATAACGAACAAGGAAAAGGTATTATTCATTATATAAATTACTTTATTAAGTTCTATGATTTAAATAAAGAACTTTTAGTATCTTATGTTAAATTGAAATATCTTATTGATGATAAAAAGAAGAATATTAAATTAAATTCTTTTATTAAATCTCTTTATTCTATATTATTCACAACAACAATGATTGACAAAATTCATCAAATGGTTGAAGATAACTATTATGTAAATTTAGAGGTTAGATCTGATAAAAAGTATGCTGAGAGTTTAGAGTTTACTAATGAACATGCCAAAATCATGATGAAGATTTCTATGAGCATGAAATTAATGTTACCTATTGTATTTCATTATTTAAACTCTAATAATATGAATAAAGAGTCTAATTATTTATTTCAAATTTATGAAGATTTGTTTGACTTATTCTCTGAAGATATTGATATATATAATAAATTGTGGATATCAACTTCGGCTAAAGTTAATCTCAGTGCAAATCAGCACAAAACTATATGGGAACAGCTAGAAGTATTTGGTGCAGATCCATTATTATATGTGGATATTTTATTAAAAGAAAAGATTATATCTGAGACTATGTTTAAATATACATTTGATAAAAATATAGTAAGTTTTAATTCTGTTGTTTTAGAAAAACAATTAGGATTTTATGTCGGTGCACCATACCCATATACACTTTATGAGTTATCTAGTGTTAAAAATGAAGAAGGTCTTTCTGGTATTGATAAACTAGAAATGAATTCGAATAAAATTGATGAATCCTTAATAATTCTATCAAATATTAATATAAAGAAAACCATAAAGAAAATAAAAAATAAAATGAATATGGAAATACCTAAAGAAGAAATAGAGTATTATATGAAACATCATACACCACATAAGTTTCAAGTACAATTAGTTTTCTATTTTTATGCTAAATATTTCGGTGGGCATAAGGATTTGAATCTTTTAACGAAAAAGCAATATTATAAATTGCTAGTTTATTTAAAAAGAAGACTCCAAATCTATGGTGCAACATATTTACCTCAAATATTAACCGGTAATATATCAGGAAAAATCAATTCAAGAACAATACAAAATACAAAATTCTTAATGAAAATAGAAGGTTCTTCTTTATATAAAAAAATGGAAGAAAAATTCTCAACTGTTCTAGAAATGAATAAGACAAATTTAATATTACAATTATTATCTACAATATTAAATACAACATTTACTATTGTAGATTATGATAATCCTGAAAAAATAGGAGAAGTTATTGAGGTAAATTTTGATATAGTGTCAGATGAATTCCTGAATTTCTTAAATCAAATATAGGGGAATTATATATGTGTCAACGTATGAATGCTGATTTATTTTGGTGGTTAAAAGAATATGGTATTAAAAAAACTATAAAACAAAAAATATGGAGTGAAACATATTTTTGGCATGATAGTTTTGGTCAAAGACTTTGGATAATTCCATGTAAACTATTTGGTCATAAATATGTGCAACAAATAGAAAGTTATACAGCTGGTGAAAATGAATATTATCACTGTTTTCATTGTGAATCTGATTTTAAATCTCTTACAAAGAGAGATAAGATTGTAAATGTAAGAATTAAAAGGGCTCGATTTATAACAAAAATTATTTGTAAAATAAGAGGTGTTTTAAATGCAAAAACTTAAAATAAGTTTTACCGCAGCATTTAGAGATACTATCGGTTCGGTTAGTTTAAAGGAATTAGAACTAGATGTAAATAAAGAATGTGATGAATCACGAACATATATACAAATTATTTCAGATACATTATCTGAAGATGAAAATTATTCACAAGCCGGTGAAGTAGTTGCTATATCTATAAATAAAATCACTGCAACCGATTTACATTAAATTAATTATATTAAGTAACAAATTGATAATGAAAAAATCAATTTGTTACTTAATATATTTTTATGGGAAGGAAATGATATTATGATTATTCATGTAAAGCAGGGAAAAAATGACAGTAAAGAAAAATTTTTAGATTTGATAAATCATTTGGAATCATTAGGATATATGACATTTGATTCTGGTTGTTATGATAAAACAAATAAACTTGCCGAGGTTATATTGGTTACACCTAATAATTCCACTATTAAATGTGAAGATTCTGAATCTAAATTAAATGATCAGTTACCACCAATGTGTTGTAAATTAAAAAATAATGTTGAAGATGAATTACTAAATATTGGTTCATTATCAACACAATGGTTAATTATTCCATCAGTAAAAAATTATAATGAATTCCTTTTTGGTAATAAAAATAAATTTAAATTATTTTTTAGGAGGATAAAATTATGGATATTGAGAAAGAAAAGTTAGCTATAACATGTTTTAACTATATAAAACATCATTATACAGAGCAAATAACTCTTGATGATGTGGCAAAAGCTGCTTTTATAAGTAAATGGTATGTATGTAATATATTAAAAGAAGTATATGAAATAAATTTTATGACTATTTTACATACATATAGAATTGAAGAAGCAAAAAGATTAATAAAACAAAAAATTACATTTAAAGAGTTACCTGGACTATTAGGTTATAATGATTATAGTAGTTTTCATAGAATGTTTAAAAAGTTAACAGGTAGAACACCAAACCAATTTAAATTGCTTTTTAAAGAAGGTTGAAGATATTGAACAATGTAGAATTTAAAAAAGAAGTAATTACTAAACTTTTACAAATTCCATCAGCTAAATTAGTATCAGAAAATCAAATACAAATGAGATGTCAAGTTTGTGGTGATAGTAAAAAAGATCCAAACAAAGCAAGATTTTATGTTAAAGTAGATATGAAAAATGATATACCAATACTATATCATTGTTGGAATTGTCAGATATCCGGTATATTAACACCTTCATTGTTACGTTCATTTAAGGTAAATGATTTACAACTTAATAGTAGTTTATTAAGATACAATAATACAACTATGGGGCAAATAAAAAAATCTTTAGGTATAATTAATAATGATTTTAACTTTGTATTACCGATACCTGTAGTAGATGAAAAAACAATGAAAAAAAAAGAATATATAGAAAATAGGTTGGGGATTTCATTTACTATAGAAGAATTGGTACGACTAAAAACAATATTTAATCTTGGAGATTTTTTAAGAGAAAATGAAATAAATACTTTAACTGTTAAACAAGATCAAGCAAAACTTTTACATGATGATTATGTTGGTTTCTTATCAGCTAATAAAGAATTTATTATATTTCGTGATATAACTGGAAAAAATAAAAGATATCATAAATATAGTATATTCAAAAATCTTGATAATACAAGGAAATTTTATACGATCCCTAATAAGATTGATATATTAACTAACAAAACAATTACTATTAATATAGCTGAAGGTGTATTTGATATAATAGGTATATATCATCATATATATGAAAAAGAAACTAATAATATGATTTATGCTGCCGTTAATGATTCGGGTTATATAACAGTATTAAAGTATTTTATCCAAATAGGTTTAATAGGTAATATAGATGTTAACATATATTCTGATAGTGATAGAGAACCTAGATTCTATAAAGAAATGAGTCAAGAATTAAAAGAATGGATAAATAAAATAACTCTTTTTTATAATGAAAAAGGAAAAGATTATGGAGTAAAGAAATCGGAGATAAGTATAATAAAGAAAAAAATAATATAATAAAAGGAGATTTACGTATGTTTAATAATTTTTTAAGATTAAGAGAGAAAGAAATAGGAATAGAAAAGTTTATAAAGAAGATTACTGATTATGATAAGAAGAACGCAATACATGATTTATTTTTCTCAAGGATTTAGTTATTATTTTGCATTAATATTAAAATCAAGATTTGAAGAAGGATTATTATTTTATGAAAGTTTTCAAAATATTTTTCTATTTTATATTGACGAAGAATTATATGATGTGAATGGAAAATGTACTGAGAAATATAAATATTCTAAGTATTTATATAAATGGGATCCAGAAAATCCAAATGATGATCTGGATTACCAAACAATTATAAGAGAATGTATTAAAAAGAATGATGTTACAAGATTATAAAAGGAGAATATATATGTTAGAAAGTAAATTACAAAATCAATTATTGAAATTAAAAATACAGAAAGATAAAAAAATAGAAAATATAATTTTACATTCAAATTCTGTACTAGTTCATGCTAAATATAAAATAACTGAATAAAAAATATTTTAATCAAGAAATAGGAGGATTAAGAATATGATTAATAAAAATATTTTATTACGCATTATAAGCTTTATAATACTTTTCGTTTTATATGTTTATAGTTCAGGTATAATACTTAAATATATACATGTGTATCCAATTGTAGTTATTTTAGTATTTCCAATAGCATTTTTCATTGGGGTCTGTTTATTTATTATCTATGATTTTTATCATAATATGATAACTAAAAAAAAGAAATAAATATACATTTCCTATTTTAGTTGAAAAAATTTCTAATGATATAAGCAGAGTTCATTTCATTGATTTCAATTTTTCGATGAATATCTATGATAAATCTATATATGACATTATAGATTTATCTAGAGAAAAAATTGCTGAAACAATAAGGAGATATAGGGAAATAAATAAAAAAATACCTAGATCAACTAGTATAACTAGTTTATATAATAACAGAAAATTGGAAAAGATAAATATATCTTTATTTTATATTTCTTGTGATTTAACCACTGATTAATAATCAGCTAGAAAATAAACCTTCAAGGTTTATTTTTTTTTATTTTAACAATATTGTAAGTATAAAAAAGGTGGTGAATAAAATGGGTTTTCTTTTCGATGAAAAGAAGTTTATAAATGATAATATATTTCAATATGAACAAAGAATGAACTCCCAATATACCAAATTTTTAGATAAATCTCCGAACTTTACAACTTATTATCATATTAATAATATATCTAGTACAGCTGACCTAGGATTTCAATCAATAGAAAGAATTATAGGACCAAATTCTCCCATAAAGTTTAAAGTAGTTAAAGATTTTCCTGTATATGGATTAGATAATATTAATTTAAATTTATCAGATGAAGATCAAGGGTTGGATAGTAATTATGATTCTGAATTAATTATTTTACCTAATACAATACAACCACTACCAAATGATTGTTTTGTATTTAATTATTTAGATCAGAATTATATTTTTAAAATAACAGAAGTACAATATGATACGATTAAAAGTAATAATTATTATAAAATATCTTATACAGTTAATTCATTAACTGAAGATATGAAAGCACAGCTTGATTTACAAGTTGATGAAAAATATGTTTGTAATTTTACCAATATTGGTACGAAAGAAAAATGTTTAATAAAAGAAGAAGATAGTGTCTTATTAGTTAAGTTAAATCAAATCTATAGGGACATTGTTAATAAATATCGGATAATATTTTTTAATACTAAATATAATAGTTTCTTATTCAATAACGGTGAGTATAAAATATATGATAAATATTTAAATCATTTTATTCAAACAAATAAATTATTAAATGAAACATATAATTATGAAACTACATTCTGTGTCAATGAAGATTTTACAAATACATTTCCTCTAGAGTACGAACAATGTATATATCGGATCATAGAAAAATGTAAAAAAGCAAAATTACCAACAACTATCCAATATATACCCTGGGTTATTGAAAATCTAACATCTATATTTAAATATTATAGAGATAGTAGTGTTATGTCGGTTAAATTTATATCAGGACAAGATTATATAAATCCAGATTTATTAACTAGAATACAAACTGGTGAAAAACTCGAAGAAGATAATATTATTGATACATTATTAATTGATTTCTTTAATGAAAATACTCAAACTATTTATAATATAGATTTGAATAAATTATCTGAATATGATGAATATATAGATTTGTCATTTGAAACATTTATTAAAATACCTATATTGCTTTATATCTTAAAATTCCATTATACGAATTTTATGTCTATTAAATAATAACGGATTAAAAACAATACTTTAATAATTATAAAAAGAGAGGATTGATATAAAATGATAGAAAATTTAAAAAAAAAGTTAAATACAATATCAGCTTTAAATGTAATTGAAGAGGCTCAGAATGAAGATTCATCTGTAAGAGATATGTATCTTGATGATACTGATGAATATACAGGTGAAGCAGAATCAGATCCTGAAATTAATGCTTTGATTGATGAAATTCCTGAATATGATATTGATAAAATCAGTGATGCTGATTTAGAAAAAATCATTGAATCTACTATAACTGAAAGTATTTTGGAAGGTGATACTGAATGATACATTATATTAAAGAGGAAATACAAAAAGATCAAGAATTAAAAAAAGATGGTATTATTGAATCATCTTTATTCGATGGAGATGATGATATAAGAGATATGTTTCTTGGTGAAGAAGATGAAGAAAATAATGATGAAGAATTATTAAATTCTATTGAAGATGAATATTTGGATATAGAAGATGACGAAGAATTAGAAAAAATAATTGATAAAATTCCTGAATCTAATGATGAAATTTCAGAAGATGATTTGGAAGAATTAATTGATGAAGATGATAAGGGGGATAATGAAAATGAATAAGGTTGAATACAAAATGATTAAGGTCCTATCTAATGGACCTATTCGTGCAAAGGGTGGAATTTATGGCCCTATAAATTCAGTATATCGTGAAAAAGTTTCGACAATATTTTTAATGATTTGTGATAAAGTACAAGTTGTTGAAGTGTTAAATGGTGTAGAAATACCATTAACAGTATCTAATTATGATATTGATAATACACCAGCACCTGAGGTTAAAGAGGTTGTTAAAGAGGTTGAAAAAGAAGTTATTAATACACCAACTCCTGAGGTTATCGAGGTTGAAAAGGAAGTTATTAAAACACCGGAACAACCAAAAGTAGATTTATCAAGAACTAAGAATAAAAATAATAAGTCCCAAAATCAAAATAAACCTAAGCAGCCTGAAATACAAGCTGATGTTATAGCAGAATAAAAATAAACTTTTAATTAAATGAAGAATATAATATGAGAATCAACTCATATTATATTCTTCTTGTTAGTTTGTCTGTTATTATTTTTCTTATTTAATTCATTTACTCATTTTTTAAAATACAACTTTTTATTCGATTGTTGCAATAGTATCTCCTTCAAATATTATTATATCTTCGCCCATAATATCTCTACAATTATCAATTTGATAATGTAGTTTGGACTTAAAGGGATACAATAACCATGTTTTCCTCTAAATAAAATTATTTTTCTTTTGTTATTTTTCTCTCTTTGTTATATCTCTATTTTTTACCCACATGGTCATTATCTCTTTTTTTAATCCCAACTATACCTGTGATTCAGGTTTATCTACATTACCTAAATTAATAATGTAGTTTCACCTCCTTTCACTTTAAATTTATATATGTTAAGTATTACTAACTATATAATATTATAAAGTGAAGATCACCTCCTTTCTCTATATGTACATTGTTACTTAAGAGAAAGTTTTAGGTATAAATTAAGAAGTATTGGTTAATGTTGATCTCACAAACAAAATAACAACCTTCCTTTATCTTTATATTTTTTATCTTATAATATTATAATATATATTTTTTATTAGCTAAAATACGAAAAAAAATAAATAACTAAATGATTATAAAAAATCATTTAGTTATTTATTTATTATTCTGTTTTCGTTAACATATATAATGTTTGTATACCTTCATTTGTTGTCTTTCTCATATTTTTTCCATAAATATTTAATATATGAGATTTAGACATCATTATTTTTTTCGCCTCTTCATTAGCTTCTTGAGAGAATATACCTTTTACAGTAACTTGGTCTCCATCATAGTCTCCCCCGAGACCAGTTAAGTATAAATTAGACATTGAAACCGTATCTGCAAATGTTGTAGATATTTGTTCAGGTGTCATATTAAAATCAATCTTAGGATAAAATGGATATATTTTATTACCAATATACATTGGTTCTGTACTATGTGTACTTAACACTGTTATTTTATTTGGAAACGTACCAAAGTAGTCCAACAATGGGTAACGTGTAACATATACCATTTTATCAGATGTAACTTCCACTGCGGCTTGATATAAAATATCACACCAAGTAGCTTTTCTATTACTTATAGGAGATATATTCTCAGGATTTTCATTTTCAGTTTTACTTGATTGAGCATTTCGACCATAAAATTGCAAATATGCTTTTTGACCAGTTTCTAAACCTTCTAAAGGTAATTCAACAGGTACAAATCTATCTGTATAACTAAAAATAAATTTATCAATTTGCTTTTTAATATATTCTTCATTAAAATAAAGATCAGAATCTTTTATTTTATAGTATTTAATTTCTCCATTAACTTTAACAGGATATTTACTTCCCATTTTTTCTATTTCTCTTTGAAAAAATCTTTTGACCCAAGAAATTATAAATGGAGTAAATAAAGAGCAGCAATGAGCTAATGGAATACCACAATGATGAAAATCTATATTCATATCTTCAGGTTTTTCAGCTTTAAATACTGGTGCTGATATTACAGCTCTAACGCCGTAATCAATAGATTTTCCTAATAATGATTTTCTTATTAACCCTTGTTTCTTTTCTATTTTAGATTTTAATAAGTCATAAATTTCTACTAAGGTTTCTTGCATCTTAGCTTTTGTTGTATGTAAAATAAAATCAAAATTATTTTGGTTACTAATTATAGATGCAAACCTAATTAACTTAGAATATTTATCATTTATTTCATGGTGAGATAATTTACCTTGTGAAGCAAATTGAAGATTTACATCTCTATAGAATGCTGGGATAATAATCCAATATTCGGTAAATAATGTATCTTTTTTAAAAGCTTGTATTAAGTTAACACGTTCAGATCTTATCATACTATTATTCTTAGGAAAATTTAACTTTTCCCAATTTTTATATAAAAATTCTAAACCTGTTTCACCATTTTCTTCATCTTCAACAAGCTGACCCGAAGAATCAATGATAAATTTTTTAGTTGCATAAACAATTGATTCGAAATTACGATTCATTCTTTTTAAAAGTTTATAAATAAATGGATGTAAAAAATGTCCATTTAAACTTATATAAGCATATGTATCTCTTCTGTCTTTAACAGAAACACCAAATATATCAGTAGATAATAGACCTTTAGAAGAAGGAATGTTACCTTTTTCAAACATGATAGGTTCTGTCACTTCTTGAAGCTTATTTAATATTATAAACTCTTTTATAGGGATCAAATCAATTTCCATCAATCATCATCCTCTCTATAGTTATTTTTATTCTCTATAGAGATGTTCAAATCATTGACAACATTATTTATCGACAAGTTAAAACATTTTGAATATTTAGTATCTTGTGATAAACAATCTTGGTTTTCTTTTTCAATTATCTTTAAAAAATATTCTTTATTCTTTTTAGATTTAAAATTTATATAAATAAAAAGACATGAAGGTGTTTCACTACAATCAATCTTATTTACTTTTTTCAAATCAATATCTCTTATAATATAATAAAAATATCTAAATTTTTCGAAATGATAACTTAGAATATTTTCAAATAAATTACAATCTTTAAGCTTCTTATTAGTTAAACTATTAAATACTGTTATCATGTTATTCATCGGATTCACCTTCTTTTTTATATTTTACATCAGGTTAAGACAAAGAAACTCTATAATTACTTTTCCATTATAGAGTTTCTTATTTGTGAACTTTTCATTCTTTGTGATTCTTCATGCCTTTCTCTTTCTATTTCTTCACGTTCTCGTTTAAGACGTTCGATTTTTACCTCTCTTAACTTTAAAGCCTCTTTATATGTTAAACCATATTTAAGTCTTTCTTCAGAAATAGAATCTTTGAAAAGCTCAAGCATCTCTTCATGGAATGCATAAAATTGATTTATTCTATCCTCGTAGTCTTCACCTGATCCAACTTGAAAAAAAGTATTGAATCCAAATCCAGAGGTATTATTGGTGTTACATTTCCACAATGCGGGCAAACCGCATCTTTAATACCAAATTCAAACGATAGATCATTTAAGAATACTTCGCCTTGTTTAGTTAAAACAAGTATGTCAGTTTCAGATAAACTATAAATTATTTTAGTTATATCCAATGCGTTATCATATTCAAAGTATTCATCTTTACAATCAGGATCCGGAACTAGAATAACATCTATGATTGTTGATAATAATGAAGCATTATTATATTTTTCATCAGTATTTTCAGATAACTCTTTAATACTTCTATTTATAAAATCATAAGCTGATTGGACGTAAACCTTAACTATAAATCCACTAACAGGTAATTTAATAGTTTGAGTTAAATTTACTGGTGACTGTTCATGGTGCATTTTAGCTGATTGTTCCATAAAAGAATTATCAACAGTATTAGCAACAACTTCTCTCATTTTTTCACTCATTTTTTCAACTCTAAGCAATGACTTAATTGAATATTTATGATCAAATTCTTTATTACAATTTTTATCTTTATTAGTACACTTCAAAGGTATAGTATCATCATCAGGATATGTAGCACAAAGAATACCATAAAGGAATATATTATAATCAGCAGCAGCTGTATTCTGTAAAAATGTATTATAATCCATTTTACCTAAACTTGTATCACATAATTTATCATATATTAGTGACCATTTCTTAGTTGTTGATAACACAGGATTGCCATTACTATCATCAACCAATTCAACAAGTTCGTATGCTGAGCATCCTTTAATAGTTGCTGTATATCCTGAAGCAGGTAATACGATTGGTGTAGTATAAATACTACTTTGTCTTTTAAGTATATTATCAAGATTAGCTTTTTTTGCTTTCTTAGTTTTAATTGTTTTTAATTCTATGGTTTCAACTTCTTGTAACTTAATAGTTTTAGCTCTTATTAGCTTTTCTCTTTCTGCATCAGTGAAATCAATAACAGATCCCATACCGGATTTATCTATTATAACAATAGCTTCGTCATAGGCCTTCTGTAATTGATCAGCTTTTTCTTCATCATCCTTTTCAATTACTTCATCAATAATAGTTGTATCCGGGGCATTTGTTTTTTCAGTCTCAACTTCTTTTGTTTTTTTAAGTGTTTGAATCTGTAAATCCATATCTTTAAAATAATTTGCAAGATTTTCTTCAGTTTGTGGACTAATAAATCCATTATTAATCATATTTGTTTCTTCTTTTTCAACCAGATCACTATTATTCACAATAATACCGTTGATTTCTTCTTCTGGATCTAGAATATCAATATTGGGTTTTTCCATCTGAGACATCCAATCTCCACCCACTATGTCTGTAGTTTCTGTATCTTTTGATACAGTTAATTCTGTTGCATTTTTTATTATTTCATTAACATTCATTTCATTATTTCTATTTTCCATTTTATATTCCTCCTTTAAATAGTTGTATTATTCATAACATTTGTAGTAAAATCATAATTAAATAAGACTCCGCCTGTTGACGACTCTTTTTGAAAGCCATAAATTATAGCATCTGATCCTTCAATAGGAATAACTAATAGTAACATCGATGTTCCGTTTTGTTCTGCAATAAATAATCGTATATCACCTAAAACTATGTATGGTATAACAGCTGAGCATTGATTATATATTTTATCTTTTATTTCTTCAGGATCAATACCAGAATCTAATTTATATAAATATTGTTTTATGTTAATACCTATATGAGGTAAACTAGGTAAATTTCCTGGTCTCATAAATAAAAGATTTAATATATTTTGAGCAATAGTTTCTTTATCCGATAACATTTTAGGTTGTTGAAAATTATCTAGACCAAAAACAACTTCTTTACCTATACTCAAATAATATCACTCCTTCATTATTTTTTTATTATAAGTATGTATTTTATATAAAAAAAAATATTCCTTATAAAAAAGGATTATTTTTTACTTTTAAAGTAATAATTGTATTAATATTTGACACAATTCAAAATATCTTGTAAGTTGTTTTCCCATATTATTTTTGTATCTTTAAGGTATTTTAAAAGTATCAATATATTTCGGTAGTTCTTCTCGTGATATAAATTTTTTTTCTTAGTCATTATATCTATTAGATATTTGATAAATAATTGATTTTATCTCACGAGGTTCTAAGTTTCTAATTATTGAAAAAACCAAGTAATCTTCCAGGGTAATAGGATCAACATTATTCTCAATATCATTAGTTATATATTTACCTGTTTCGGTTTCTTTCATTATTCTACAATCTACATCTATCATCTGATTTTCATACCAAAAACTAACTTCATTTTCTAATAAAAAGTTATATTTTGAATGTTGTGATGATATATTCAAATAATCACCATCACCAATTTGTACTACTCTCATAATTTATTTTACCTCCCTTTTAATCTTTAATACCTAAAGCTTGTTTTATTTGTTTTTCTTTGTCTTGTAAACCTTCGGTGTAACTTTTGTCTTTTACTTCGGATATTAAGTTATAAATCTCTATAATATCTAATCTTGAAAGAATTTTGGTTGTGATAAATTCTAGAATGCTTTCTTCCCTGTAGTTATTATCAATCATTTCGGCAAGTTTGATACCTTCAATAGTATCTTTCTTTATTTTAATATTGTAACCCGTGAAATGATTAGAACACCAATACCATTCAGAATTTTGACTAATAAATGGATATTCATTTATTGTTATAGTTATCAGACCTTGTTGTAATGGAAAATCCCCGATCAAAATAGTTTTTTTCATATATATCCCTCTTTCTTAATTATTTAATATATAAATAATATATATATTTTAAATCATTTTTTGATTATAACAACAAATATGTAATGAATTTATTATAAAGGAGGGTTATAAATGGATAAAATAAAATGTCCTATTTGTAAAGAAATAATCCGAAATCTGAATGATCTATATGATCATTTAGAAACTGATCATATAGATTTAATACCTAGAAATTTTTCAAGTTCACAGTATTATTATATGCTAAAAACGGGTAAAGAACATGGGTCATGTATTATATGCAAAAAAAATACACGGTGGAATGAATCTACTCATAAATATAATAGATTTTGTGATAATCCAAAATGTAAAGAAGAATATCGAAAAATATTCGAAAAAAGAATGATTGGTAAACATGGTAAAATAAGCCTGCTTGATGATCCTAATCATCAACGTAAAATGTTAGCTAATCGAAAAATATCAGGTAAATATACATGGAGCGATGGAACTGAAAAAACATATACTGGATCTTATGAACTAGATCTTTTAAAAATTTTAGATAATTTATTCAGTTTTGACTCAAGTGATATAATGACTCCTTCACCTCATACTTATTATTATGAATATGAAGGGGAAAAGAAGTTTTACATTCCTGATATGTTTATAGCATCACTTAATTTAGAAATAGAAGTTAAAGATGGTGGTAGCAATCCAAATATGCATCATAAAATACAAGATGTTGATAAAGTAAAAGAGAAATTAAAAGATCAAGTTATGCTTTCTCAAACGGCATTTAGTTATATAAAATTATTAAATAAAAATTATGAGCCTTTATTTGAATTTTTATTAAAGAAAAAAGATTTATTTTTATTAGGTGAGGAATCTAAAGATAAACCTATATTTATAGTTCAAGAGTCATCATTAGATGTAGTTAATAAAATGGTGAGTTCAGCTTCAAAAAAAGATAAAAATAACATTGGTCCAAGAGATTTTTATAATAAATCAAAGTTTAGATATGTCCATTACATCCAAAAAGAAGAGGTTGGATTTATAGAAATAAAAGTATATCATGGATATGCATTCTTTAATATTTTTATTAAAAAAGAGTTTAGAGGACAAGGAATATCTAAAATTTTAATTAATAAAGGAATTGAATTTTGTAATTCCAAAAATAACATCCAAAAGATGGTTTGGACAACTAAAAAGGACAATAATATATCTATACAACTTGCCAAAAAATTTGGATTTAAAGAAGCACCTCGAAATTCAAAAACACCTTCAAAATCAGTAAGATTTATAAAAGAAATAGACAATCATGAAATCATTAAAGAACAACTTTATATGTGTCCCGAATGTGGAAAATTAACATCAGAAGATAGTAAAGATAATGGTTGTATGAATTGCCCAACTAATGATTTGGTTCCTTTAAATAGAACTAATAAATTTTATTTTGAATTAAAAAAAGAGCTTGGTCAATTAAAATATAAACCAGTTGGTGAAAATCTTTTAGAATCCTTATTTAATAATAATATAGATAGTAATTATGCTAATCTATATATTAAATTAAGAGATTTTCTAATTACAAAAAGCTCTAATTTAAATCCAAGATATGTACATATAAAAAATGCCAATGAATTAATACGTAATGGTAATAATAATATGCAACTTGTTTCTAGTAATAGGATGGAATCATATGAGGTTAAACCAACAGTTACTAAATTAATTAATATTTTATGTCAAAGTTTTGGATTTACTGAAATACAAAATGAAAAAGTATCTTCATTTAGTTTATCGGGTGAAATAATCAAATTAGGATATAATCATGATCCAAGGATTCAAATAAGAATTCATGTCCATAGTTTAAATTATGATGTATTTTTATATTTTAATCCTAATAATGTTACTATCGTTTCTGAAAATCTAGATATAGTAAAAGAGCAAACAATTAATAAAAATGATTTACATCCTGTTTATATTTTATTAACATACACAGGAACTGGAATTAGTAAAGTAATAAAATTCTTTACAGGTAATCCTTATGCTCATTCATCTATTAGTTTAGATACTAGTATGGAAAATATATATAGTTTCGGACGAAAATATAAAGGTTCACCTGGTAAATTTGTAAAAGAAAGTATTAAAGATGGTATACTTGCTGGTTTAGTTCCTGATGCTAGTTATTCTCTTTATGTTACATTTTTTGATTCCGATCAATATAAATTAATAAAAGAACGAATAAAATATTTTGAAGAAAATGAAGATTCAATGAAATTTAGTTTTGTTGGTCTTTTAAATATTGCTATCGGGGAAGAAACCAGTATAGAAAATGAGAGATTTTGTTCCCAATTTGTTGCTGAAATAATACAGGCTGGTGATGAGAATAGATTATCTAGAGACCCAAGTTTATATCATCCATATGATTTAAGAAAAATAAAGAAAACATACTATGTTACAAGAGGTTTAATAAGTAAATATAATAAAGAGTTAGTTGATAATAAAGTACAAAAAATTATTGATCAACTATAAAAAATAATAAATTAAGGTTATAGAAAGATCTATAACCTTAATTTATTTATGCTATATTTTTTAATTGCTGTTTTAATTTTTCAATACTTCTCTCCATAGCTAAAACTTTTGGAGTATATAATTTATCGGTCTTTGCTTTTTCTCTATATTGGTCTAACTGTATTGTTTGTTGGTCAATCAACTTTCTTAATGCATCAGGATTATTATAGAGTTGCATTTCACATATGATATCAATGTTTTCAACATTGATATTATTTTCAGTGGCAATTGCAGCTAATGCTTCAAGCATATCATCTGTACCTATTTCTTGTGCAACTGCTGATACATCAAATGTTGTTACAACATAATAATCTTCAGTTACAGCAAAAAGCCTGGCCTCTTTTGCAGGAATTTTAAAAATAGAAACATCTAAATTATTATTTTCCATTTTTGTTCCCTCCTTTCATATTTTATATTTATGTTTTTAATTATAGAAAAAAAAATAATCGCATATGCGATTATTTTTATTTTTTATCATATCTTTACAATTGTTTGTTCATTGATTATAACCTTTTCATCCACATCTTCAATTAAAAAGAGAATTTTATATTTGCCATTTTTTGGGAAATAAAATTCTCCATTATAAGCCTGCTCTTGGTCATCAAATTGGATTATGATATCTGATATCCTAAATACGGTTTCTTCAGATGTTAATTTTATGTCAAGTTTCTCGTTTGTAGTTACAATATCATAACCACTGAACACTAGATGAATTGGATTATTATTTATGAAGACATCTGGAAATGATTTTATATTTGGAATAGTAAATAAATCTAACATTGTTAGGACATCTTTAAAATTAGTATTATAATGATTATCAGTTAATTTTTTAGTTTCTTTTAATGAATCTTTAGACAATGAAGATAAATCTACTTCAGCTTCAATAAACTTCCGGCAAAAATAAATTTTAAAATCTTCTGCAAAACTTTCATATATACTTGTTTCCCAAGTATCCCCGAATTTAAAATCTGGATAAAAATCGGTATACATTTGCCAGAAATATTTATTTGATACTAATGAAGTAATTGTGGCATTATTCTTACCAATTACTTCATTAGCATATAAATGACCCAGTTCATGGAATAAGATACTTATATTATTCGTTATACAAATTATTTCATCTTTACCGGCAAAATAATTTGTATTAACATATCCGCCAACTCCACCCTCTCCGTCATTT